ATCAATGCTGTAGATGGTGTTGACTCTGAATCTAATTGGTCTGGTAAAGTAGGTGGCTCTGTAGCTGCTACTGATAAGCTAGGTATCTATGGTGAAGTAGCTTTCTCAAACATATTTGATGAAGATACTGATAACACATGGGGTACCAAGCTCGGGGCTAAGTACGCTTTCTAAATGCCAAAATGTTTTCGACCACCGTGGAGTGTCTTAACGATGCTCCTGGTGGTTTTCATTTTTATAGAGGGTCTACATATGAAAGAACATGAACACTGTAGATCCTGCCCACCATGTCAATTAGAGGGGTGACTACTAATGACAGAAAAACTTCCACCCAAAGATTATCCTTATGATATTCCATGTGATGTGGAACCTGATGAGGAGACAGAAGAAGAAGACCTATCCCTTGAGGATGCCCTTACTTCTTTATAGCCTTGTGTAGCGGAACTACACGAGAGCAATTAACCTATACATTTTAAAACAAATGCCTTATAACGCTAATACCACAACAGGTGGAGTTGTATATAGTTCTCCTATATGGACAACTAAAGTACTAGACGAGCAATGGGAAACAGACGCTGCTGGTTATGGTCCTGCTAGTTCTCAAACTGCAGCAACAGATGAAGGAACTACTTACAGAACTATTACACCTTTGGATATTGCCATCGGTAAGTATGAAAGGATGATTCTTAAGTATAAAATTGCTTGGACTCAGAACACCACAGGTAGAGCTAAATTTAAACTAGATACACCAACAGTTACTTCAATCCATTCATCAGGAACTGGAATTGAACCTGACGGTACTGCACTTTTGGATTGTGATGTAGCAGCTGATCCTGTTATTGAACAAAATATTGCAGGAACAGCAGGTTTCTTAGAGTGGCATTGTGTAATAGAAAACGGTGCTACAGCTGGTACTGTAAGTTTACAATTTGGTCAGTATGCAAATAACGCTGCACCTGTTATTGTACTCGAAGGTACAAGTGTAGATATTAAGAGGTTCTAAATAACCTTGGATTGGGGGTTCTCCTCCTTTCTTGCGAGTATAGTTTAGTGGTAAAACTCTAGCCTTCCAAGCTAGGTTCATCGGTTCGAATCCGGTTACTCGCTTTGGCTTATGGCCCACCACGGTGGATACCCTTAAGCTGTCTAGACGGTGGGATAGACCACAAAAAATAACGCGAAAAAATTTCTCAACGTTGAGAGTCTGTAAATTATACTACTACTCTCTTTATAACAATGGCTCAAGCCACACAATCGGTACTCGGTACCCTGAATAAGGCGGTGACCAGCACAGCTGGATCAAACGCATATGATACCAAGTACGCAACTTATCTAAAGTTATTTAGCGGAGAGTTGTTCAAAGCTTATGAGTCTGCTACGATTGCACGTGATACTGTGCAGCGTCGTACACTCAAGAACGGGAAATCATTACAGTTCATCTTCACGGGACGCATGCAAGCGGCCTATCATACGCCGGGTGAACCTATACTTGGCTCTGGAGATCCTCCAGTAGCTGAGAAGACCATCGTTTGCGATGACCTTCTAATCAGCTCTGCCTTCGTATATGATTTAGATGAAACACTTGCTCATTATTCTTTGAGGGGAGAGATCTCTAAGAAGATCGGTCATGCATTAGCAGAGGCTTATGACAAGAAAATCTTCCGTGCTATAGCTAAGTCAGCTCAATCTGCACACCCAATCACTGCATCACCAGGTCCAGAACCAGGTGGTTCAATCATCAAACTTGGAGCAGGTAAAGAATATAGTGCTCAACATTTAGTTGATGCCTTCTTCGAAGCAGCTTCAATTCTAGATGAAAAGAATGTACCTAAAGCTGGAAGAACAGCTGTACTAGCACCACGTCAGTACTACGCTCTTGTATCTCAGGTATCTACAAACATTCTTAACCGTGACTACGGTAACAATCAAGGTAACCTAAATTCTGGTGAAGGTCTCTATGAGATTGCTGGAATTCAAATCAGACGTTCTAACAACCTTCCATTTATGGCAGGTGCTGTTACTTCTCAAGTTGGTGAGAACAATGACTACTCTGGTACCTTTACAAACCATGCAGGTCTTATCTATCAGAAAGACGCAGCTGGTGTAGTAGAGGCTATCGGTCCTCAAGTCCAAGTGACTTCTGGTGATGTGTCAGTCCTTTATCAAGGAGACGTAATTCTAGGACGTTTAGCTATGGGTGCCGCAACACTTAACCCTGCTGCTGCTATCGAACTGCAAGCAGTATAATAGGAGGTATTATTATGGCTCTTAAACCAGGCGTTAATTACGTCAGAAATATATCTGCTGCTGTTGGTGGAGTGACTTCCTCAACTATCAATCCAGAGTCTCCTATGGAGAATGGATGGACTGTTAGTTCTGCTGGAATATCTGCACTAGAAGCAACACAAGGTTTAGCTTTACCTTCTTCTATAACTGCTACAGCTTCTGGCTCATGTAGTTTGGCAGGTACTCCTGGGTGCTAACTGCAATTAAATAAATATTATGGCTTTAAATTATACAGCGGTAGCCGGGAACAACGGGGTTTCCGGTCCTACTAAAGTTGAAATTGATGCAGCCTCTCTTTCAGGAAACAGTAAAGTAATTCTACCACAAGCAACCGTTTCAGGTACTCTTGCTGGTAATAACTTCACTGCTAATAAAACAACTGCATTAAGATGGTCAGTATCCCAAACACAAGGTACTGCAGGTGCTCCTACTTCTGAAGTTTATTCAGAAACATGCAACCTACGGTATGCTTATGGTAACACTTCTACTATCGAAACAGATAGTGGTCGATATGCTAACGGTACTGCCACTCCTCGTACTTAACAAACACATTGGAGGGTTTAACGACCCTCCTTTTTTTTTATTCATATAAATTAACATGACCTACCCTACTTATGCTGTGTCCACAGAACTGGATGCTGTTAACCAAATACTAAGCTCGGTGGGGCAGGCTCCCGTCACTACCTTAGATTTACAAAACCCTGAAGTTGGTATAGTTTTAAATACACTTAGAGAAGTGAATAAACTTGTACAATCTGAAGGTTGGGTATTTAACACTGAACGTCACTATAAATTAACTGCTGATTCAGTTACATTTGAAATAGAATATCCAGACAATGCTTTGTCTATTGACACTCATAGACATACTCATATGGATGATTATAATCCCGTTCGTCGTAATGGTAAACTTTACGATAGAAACAAACATACTTATGAATGGAAAGACGGTGACGCTGCTCGTGAAATAACTTGTGATATCATATGGTATTGGGATTTTACAGAAGTACCTCCTTCTATACAAGCTTATATAACTGCTAGAGCTGCACGTTTATGTGCTGTTAGAATGGTAGGAGATCAAACATTATACGCATTACTTGAGGCAGAAGAACTTTCAGCCAGAGCTGCTGCTATAGAACATGAAACCCAACAAGGGGATTTATCTATATTTGGGTGGCAGGATGAAGAAGATTATCATCACAGCTATCAACCATTTAAAGCATTACGAAGATGAGTACAATCACACAAGATATTCCAAATTTTTTAAACGGAATATCACAACAACCTGATAAAAAGAAGATACCAACACAAGTATCTGATGCTATAAATACATACCCTGACTATGCTTTGGGTATGTTAAAAAGACCAGGAGGTAAGTTTATAAGTAATTTATATAATGCCGAAGATATCAGTACTTCGATTTCAAGTGCTACACATAATGGTGTGGGTGATGGTAGTAGAACCGCAGGAAGATATGTAGCTGCTGCTACTTCAACAACAGGATCAGGTACCGGAGCAACATTCAATGTACATGCTATAGTCGCTGGTGAAGTTAAAACTTTTACACATAACGGAGTTGCTGCAAGTAACAGAACTGCAGGTACATACTATGTAGCTAATGCTGCAGGTAGTGCGTCTGGTACAGGGTGTGATTTAAAAGTTGTAGTAGAAGCAGATGGTGAACCTATTGTTACTCTTGACAATCGTAATGGTAAAACAGGTGGAGCTGGATATAACGCTAGCGGTGAAACAATTACTATAGCTGACGGTTCTTTAGGAGGAGGAGGAGCTGCTTCAGTTGTCTTAACTATAACCGCTATACATTCATTAGGTGTGGATGTTACACTTTCATCTGGAGGTAAAGGTTACTTAAAAAATGATACAGTAACCATCGCTGACGCTGCTTTAGGTGGTGGAGGTGGAGCTGCTATTACAGTTACAGTTACTGCTACTAAAGCTTATGGGAAATGGTTCTCAATATTAAGAGATGAAAATGAAAAATATGTAGGACAATATGCAGACGATACTTTTAGAATATGGAGTCTACTAGATGGTAGTCCTAGAAAAGTAGATATGGGAGATGATACAGGTGTCCCTGCAGGATGTAATTATACAAATTTACAAACAGATTTATTAGCGTATAATAATGCCATAGCTGATACTAAAGACAAACTTTCATTATTAAATACTGCACAAGCAGCTTTCACAGAAGCTGGTGATGGGCAAGAATTTACTCAAAGTTCTTTATTTGAAACGTCACAAGATTATGATAGTGGTATAGGTACTGTAACAGAATCATTAATTTCAGGTATTACACAACATAAAACAAATAATACATATACTATTAAAGAGGGTGGTGTACCGATAAGTACATCAGCAGAAAATCTAGCTGGTCCTGTTTATAAATTAGAAAGAACTGGGGAAGGTGTCGATTACCCAACTAATGTTGGTACAGGTAAAGTGGACCAAATACAAATTACTGCAGCTGGATCTGGTTACTCTGCTCTAGCTGCTAATGCTACATCAGGTGGATCAGGAACTGGATTAACTTTAAAAACCACAGTATCCACTGGAGCGATAGCTACCATTGAAGTGGTAAATGCTGGTAGTGGGTACAGGGTTGGAGACACTGTTACTTTAACAGGCGGTGGCGGTAACGCTACAGCTACTATAGATAAAGTAGTACCAGGTGCGGTTTATAAATTAGCAGTTATGGTAGGTGGAAGTGGATATAGTAATGGAACAGGTGTAGCAACTACAGGTACTGGAGCAGGTTTAACTGTCAATACAACTACATCTGCAGGTGCAATAACAGCAGCAGTCGTGAACGCACCTGGAAGTAATTATACAATTGGAGATGAAATAACAGTATCAGGCGGTGGTGGTAATGCCAAACTACGTGTGGTACAACTAGGTAATGCGACTACATCTGGTGGTGATGGTACACAATTAACAGTTAATATAACAACTAATACAGCAAGAAAAGTTGAACCAGAAATAAGTGTAGCAGAAGTAACCACTGTATCAACATTTACACACAACGGTGTTGCAGATTCTAGTAGAGTACAAGGTACTTATCCCAGTGTAACTGGCACTTCTAATAAAGTTGGAACCGGAGCAATATTTAGTGTAACAGTGGGTGAAGGCGGTGTACCAACAGTAACACTAGTTAACGGTGGTAATGCATATTACGCAGGTGAAACAATTACAATTTCAGATTCTTCTTTAGGAAGTGGAGGAGGTGCTGCTATTGTAGTCACTGTATCTACTACTTCAATTATTAGATCTGGAGGTGCTCTAAGTGTTTCAACTGGATATAAAGTTGACGAAGTAATTACAATAACAGGTGGAACTACATCTGCTACATGTAAAGTTACTGAGTTGACTTGGAAAAAAGGTAAGGAAATGACAAGAGAAAACCCGACTCTTGCATCAACTGGACTTAAACTTTTCGAATTTATTAAAATAAACCCACCTACCCATACTGACGCCCAATATAATACAACTACAACTTCAATGGGTACAGCCCAAACAAACTATGATAATGCTGTGTCCGCAGAAGCTACTGCTAAAAGTAATTATGATTCAGAAGTAACAGCGTGTGTTATTCCTGGGTTACCTGATGATGGATATCTTAGAGGTGCTACAGCTGATGATATAGAATTATTGACGTTGAATGATTATACATACGTTCTTAATAAAAATAAAACAGTAGCAATGACTTCACATACAGTACCTGCAGTACCTAGTGAAGCATTCGTTGTTATATATGTAACATCTTATAATTCTAAATATGAATTAACTATAAACGGTGTTACTGTAAGTTACACTTCAGTTCAAGATGCTTCAGCAGGTGACGCTGATGCACCTACCATTGTATCGAATTTAGTAACCAACATTAATGCGGCAGGTGGTGCCGCTGCTAGTTGTGTTGCAACTGCAGTCGGACCTGGTATTCATATTACAAATGTAACTTCAATAACAGCTGTCGGTGGTCCTCAAGAAAATGCTATATATGTATTTACAGATAAAGTTGGTGATTTATCAAGATTACCAGTACAATGTGTAGACGGTTATAAAGTTCAAATAGTTAATAGTGAGAGTGTTTTAGCTGATGATATGTGGGTTAGATTCTCTACATCAGGTACTGCTACAAGCGGACCAGGTGCATGGGAAGAATCTAACGGACCTGGACTGTTATATAAATTTGATCCATTAACTATGCCTCACCAATTGGTAAGACAAGCTGATGGTACATTTACATATGGTCCTATTAGTTGGGAGAATAGAGATGTTGGAGATGAATTAACTAATCCGACTCCGTCTTTTGTAGGAAATACTATTAGAAATATATTCTTTTTTAGGAATCGTTTTGGATTCTTAAGTGGAGGAAATATTATATTAAGTAAAGCTGCATCTTTCTATGACTTTTGGGCAGGTTCTGCACAAGTTGCAACTGCTGACGATCCGATTGATATATCAGCATCTTCTACTAAACCTGTATTTTTGAATTATGTTCAAACAACCAGTGCTGGTTTAGTCTTATTTAGTGATAATGAACAGTTTTTATTGTCAACAGATTCAGACGTTTTAAGTCCTGATACAGCTAAAGTTAATACATTATCAGCTTACGAGTGTGAAACTGATGTACCTGCTGTAAACTTAGGATCTTCATTAGCATTTCTTTCGAAAACACCATTATATTCTAAAATATTTGAATTAGCCAATATAAGTACAACTGATCCTCCTAGTACATTTAATACTACAGGTATTGTACCTGAATTAGTACCAGCTTCTATAGATAATATTGCAGCTTCTCCTGGGATGAGTATGCTTTCACTTGGTAATACAGGTGATAGTACACTATATCAATACAGATTCTACCAAACTACAGATAGAAGAGCTGCATCTACATGGTATAAATGGGAATTAACAGGTACACTTGTTGATCAATTCTTTGATGCCAGTACATTTTACGCAGTCACATCAGATGGTAGTAATGTATCAGTCAGTTCTATTGATTTAAGACAAGCTAGTGATGAAGGTTTCTTAACTTTATCTACAGGAGAAAAAACAGATGTATGTATGGATATGTGGAACTCCAATCCTTATAGAACATACAACGCTGTAACAGACAAAACAAGAATCTTCCTACCATTTACACATATAACAGGTAAAACGTTAGCTGTGGTGGCACTGGGAGGTTATATACAAGGAACACTAGGAGCTACTGATGCTTCAGTTGGTGCTGTAATTCAACCAACTGTTGAAGGTTCAGCGGGTTCTGAGTATGTTGATATCAGTGGAGATTATAGAGGTAAGAATTTAATCATAGGTTACATATATACTATGACACTTTCATTACCTAAGTTCTATGTTTCTACTACTGCAAACGAGCAAGTCAGAAGTGACTATACATCTGATTTAATCATACACAGAATTAAAGTATCTACAGGTCTTAGCGGTCCTGTTAAGTACAACGTTAATTTGACTGGAATTCCTAACAGAACACAAACAGTCAGTGTAATAAAACCGTTTTCTAATCAATTTAATGAAGTAGCCATGGCTGCTGACGGTGTACATGATGTACCCGTTTATCAACGTAATGAAAATGTATCATTAAGCATTGTTGGTGACACACCTTTACCAGTCAGTCTCTTAGGTATGACATGGGAAGGTAAGTATAATAAAAGATTTTATAATCGTGTATGATGATGCAATTTAACGAATTCGGTGTACCTACTAATCCAGCTGAGGAGGCGATGAATTTCGCCAAACCTCATGAGAAGTTTCTGGAGGAGTCAGGTATTGAAATGAATATTGGTTGGGCTGGTGTAGCACTGGGAGTCAGTGCTGTACAAGGTTATATGAGTAGCCGTAATCAACGGAAAAACCAAGAAAGACAAGCTCAACGTCAATATGAGATGGAGCAAAGGAAATACATTAATGATGTAAAGCAGCAAGCTTATAAGAGTCGTTTCGATGAATTAATGATCGAAACAAAAAATAAAAGAACTAAAGAAGTTTTTGATTTTCAACTCCAAGATTATAAACAGCAAAGAAAATTCAATGCTGCTGCTGCTCACGCCTCCTTCGCTGCTGAACAATTTAGATTAAATGAAACTTTCGAACAAGCAGCTTTACAACGTAACGAACAACTCAAAGAATTAATGAGAGCTCAAGGTGAAGCAGCTGCTTCTGGTAGAGGCAATACAAATAGATCGAAAGAAAGAGCTAATATGCTCAACACGTTAGCTGAGTTTGGAGCAGAACAAGTTGAAATGAATAAAACACTTTATAGTTCCAGACAAGCGTTTAAACAAAGAATGGGTGGTATCGCAGGACAACACTTCAATCATGATTATTCAGCTTGGACTAAAATTGCTATAGCACCAATGTTGGATATACCTGGTATGTCTCCTATGCCTGGACCTTCACCTGTAGCACCTGCTAAAGTTTCTGGTGGATTCTTTAGTGATTTAATGGCAGGAGCATCAGCCGGTATTTCAGGTGGTATGACCATCAAAGCTATGGGAGGTAAATTTGTATGAAAACTAAACCTAAATATAAAAGAACGTATGGTGGTTTTAAACCATTAAGAGAATCTCTATCTTTCCAACCTAAACAAACTTACGGTGATCAAATTGTACAATTGATGCGTGAGAATGCACGTATAGAAGAACAAAATTTCCAAAGAACTCAATCGCAAGGTGTTGTAAATATTGATCTTGAATATCAACGGCAAAATGTATTGGACCGTCATAATGATAGGATTCTTACACTCAATGAAAAAATGGGTGAAAAGAATTGGGAAAATATCCAAGCATTAACCTCCACTGCATTCCAAATAAGAGAAGCTGTTGATAAAGCGCAAGGTGCTAAAAAAGCAACTGAGGATATATTTAAACTACGTAGATTAGCAACCAGTCCAGATAAGAAAGATAGGGATTTATATGAAAAGATACAGGCGGCTAGGTTAACTGGTGAAAAGATAAATGATAAGACTATTAATGAAATGCAAGAGTTCGCTTTTTTACAGAAATTAAAAGGTGAACCATTAGCTTTTGTTAAAAATATAATAAATGCAAGTGGTTATCGTGAAGCTACTTTTGCAAAATTAAATTTAAATAATGTTATAAATAATATACCAGCCTGGTACCAGCAGCAAATGGATTTCAAAGTAGAACCAAATCCTTATATGCAACAACTAGGAATTGCTGAAGCTATTAATTTAGCAGACATATCAAAAGGTGGTAAATACGAAGAATTGATAGCAAATAAAGATGTAGATAATAAAGTTCTGGGATACCTACAAGCTGAAGCTAGGAACCGTATGGACAGTGTACTTAGTAAATGGTATGATCCTGCTACAGTATTAAGTAAAATAGATCCTGTTGTAGATAACTTAATAGGTTATCAAAGTCTTACAAATGCTGAAGCAAATGAACAATATTGGAATTCTAATTTAAGAAATTTGCAGATCGAGAAAACAATATCTGATATTGATAGTCAACCATCAGGAGTGGCAGCAAAAGCATTTGTTAATAGTATTAAAACAGATTCATTACTTAATGGTGGTGATACTTCTGAAGAATGGCAAAATAAATTTGAACATATAGTACAAGCAGTTCTAGATAGAAAAATAACTGTTAGTAAGGCATTTGCTATGCTAGATGCTGAATTAGTTAAATCTGATGATTTACCCATACCTTTAGAGAAAACCACAATAAGAGAGTGGAGAGCGAAAGATCTTGATGCAATAAATTTTTTTGAAAGAATAGATGCAGCACAAATACAAGCTGCAGAGAGAGCAAAAGTTGAAAGAGATAACTCTATATCTTTTATTCAAGCTCAAATATCCGCACACCAAAAATCTAATTTAGAAAATCCTGATAATCAAATGATATTAGAGTGGTGTAAGGAAATGGTTTCATCTGGAAATAGTGGCGGATTAACTGTTAGAAAATTATTCCAAGAAGCGACTAAAGATTTAGGAAATCCAGATCAAAGTACTATAGATGATCAGAAAGATGAAGTACAATCAATGTTTGATTTGGGTGGTCCAATAAATCCAGAAGCACTTGCAGGTAGATTTGATCCACAAGTCACTAAATGGGCTGCAGATAATAATATGGTAGGTAAATCAGAATGGGAACTTAAATCAAGCGAAATCAGTGAAATAAAATCAGCTGTTAACGATTTTGGAATCGACACTTTAAAGGTTCAAGGTGATTTCGATAAAAGAACTAGTCGCCACTATATATCCGTAAATGGTGTTAAATTTATAGAGAAAAGATTTAAAGAATTAGTAGGCAAAGCAGAAAGCAGGGAAATAGCTTTACATGATGCTAAACAAGATTTTTTAAAAGATCTACAAGAAAATCCTAATAAATGGACGGTAGCGATAAGACCCGATGATAAGGTACGAGAGAATACTGAAAATGCTTTAAGACAGTACAGAGCAAGTGGATATGATTCTACACAAACTATAGATATATTTAAAGATCGTTATAGTCATCTAATAGAAGAAATGAAGAAAGGTAAGACTATAACTCCAAATATGACTTATATAGGATCAGATGGTAATAGATATAAGTTCTTTGACGAAACCTTTAATAAAGTAGCAGGGTCTACCAGGCTAAGTAAAACCGAATTCCTTGAAAAACAATTCGAAGGTTTAGGCGTTGGATTTAATAGAAAAGGTCAATTAAAAATTCTTAACGCTGATAGAGCTACTCAATTTCTATTAGAAAGAAATAAGAACGACCAAAGAGCCCAAGCTTATTCCAGTGTAAAATTTGGAGATTATAAAGGTTTTAAATCAGACTTTAGTAATACATTATCCGAAGAAGCATATATAGTTGGTAGAGCACCTTGGAATGAAATATTAACAAATGTTGATTGGCTTAAAGTGCCTGGTGGTACTGATTCTATAACTAATAAATTAGGTTTAAGATGGCATGATCCTGTTACGACTAAGGATTTGGTAAATATACAAAAAAGATTATTCGGTTTATACGGATCTGGTGTTTTCATAGGTGGTGATGGAGAAGCACCATTACCAAGTTATTTTAATGATCCACTTAGACTATATCCAGGTGTTTTCACAGGAGGTACACAATAATGCCAAGAGATACACAATACATAGATACCGCTAGAATTGATGAAACAATTGCTGGATCTGAGGAAAGAACTCTTGAATTAGATGAACAAAAAAGAAAAGCGGAAGCCGATAGAATAGCCGAAGAGGCAGAAGCAGAACGTAGACAAGAGGAATTAGAAAAGGGTTCTCATGCAGTTAAAGATCCTTCCGAATTTGGTCTTTCAGAAAATGTAACTGAACTGAAAAACGCTATAGTAGGTGGTGGTAGAGATACACTTAGTTCGTTTGTCACTTTACCAGAACGTGTTGTTGATATAGCATCTGGTGAAATGGTTGATGATATCAAATATACAGGTGATTATGAACCAGATTTTAATCCACTTGGAGGTGATCTAAACCCTGAAACTAAAACATGGTGGGGTCAATTTATAAGAACTGGTGTACACTTTGGTACAATGGCTATACCTATTGTTGGATGGGGAGGAGCTGCTGCTAAAGGTACTGGAGCTTTGCAAGTACTAGCAAAAGGTACTGTAGCAAGTTCTAATTGGTTAATAAAAGGTGCCAGTATAGGTATTGCTCAAGATTTAATATCTGAATATTCTCAAGACTCTAATGGTTTACAAGTATTAAGAGATCGTTTCGGTTTTATTGATACACCTTGTACAACAAAAGATACAGACCATCCTGCAATGAAAACAGCAAAAGCAGTATGTGAGGGTATAGGAATAGGTACTGCTTTTGAAGGTGGTTTTAGAGCCATAGGTAGAGTTAGAAGTACTAAAAATATTAAAAATAATCCAACTAATGATGTTTTAAAAAAAGTTGATAAAGTACAATCTAACAGAATAATCAAAGCTGAAATTGCTGCTCAAAAACTTGTACATAAAAAACTTGAAAAAGCAACTATACAAAGATTATTTAACCAAGGTATAGATTTTACAAAACTAAGCAAGGATGAACAAACACTTGCTATGTTACAAACCCAAAAAGCTGATAAGAGTAACAGATTTAGTACTTGGTCACCTGATACTGAAGGTAATATACAAAGAGCAGAACGTATTATTGAAGATAATAAAAAGAGTGTTGATGAACAAATTATTGAAAAAGGTCAACAAGAGTTAAATGATCCAGATGCTCGCGGTCATAAAAATAAACCAATTATGGCACCACATCAAGGAGCTCCTAATTCTACAGGTAAACCTTGGAATATATTAAAAACTTTAAAACGTATTTATAATGAGTGGGGAGCTGAAAACGGATCTAC